TCAAACATTTTTTTGAGTTTATCACTCATGGCATTAATAGGTGCGGCCCAGCTACCAAAGTCGGGTGCCGGAATCTGTGGAATTTCTTTAAATGGATTTAGTGCATTCGCCTTGTCTATTAGCCAATTCAGTTTGTCGACGACGAAGCCTGCCATTGCTTCTATACTCTTCATAAAATCATCAACCATACCGCCAAGGTTATCTAATACTGCACCAATGGCTAAAACAAGTAGTTTGCCTTTTAGTCCTAGCATCAAGAATCCTATGATACCTATAGCTTTTATAGTTCCAGGTAACATATTCATAAAACTAACCATACCGTTTATACCAGACCTAACAAATTTAAAAATTGGGCTCATCATATCTATTAGTTGTGCTGTGCCTATTGCCATTTTTTGTGTTATTTCAATTATTTTATTACCTACGTTAACGGCAAATTTGTTTAGTCCTTCTTCATCCCCCATAGCTTTATTAATAACGCCTGCTATGCCTTTGGAAAATTCAAACAGTCCGCCTGCTTTACCTACTGCAAGTGTAAATTGGAAGACTTTGTCTGATATCATACTCAAGACACCAGTCCAAGTAGTTGCCATTGCGTTCGCGGCCCTACCAAATGTTCCGCCAGGACCAAACGCCTCCATTAATTTTTTTTGTGATTGGGCAACATTATAATTGACGCCGTCTTTAAAGCCGGCCATCGCTTTAATACCTTTTTCCCTGAATATTTCTGCGGCCGCTATACCGCCAGACATTGCTCTTTGAACTTGCTCGCCTGCTAATCTAAAGTCTCCACCCATGAAGACTGCGACATTACCCGTTAGAACTAACAGTTCTGACAAGTGGGCGGCATCTTTAGCCACAACAGCTAGGTTGCCTGAAGCCGCGGCTATTTGTTCTAGTTCGAACGGAACTTCACTTGCATAAGAGGTTAAGGCTTGAAATGCTTTGCCACCTTCTTCTGCTGATTTAAATAGGAATTTAAGTTTAAGTTCGAGTTGTTCAACTTGACTAGATACTGNTAATANTTTCTTAATACCAAACCCAGTTGCTAACGCGGCTCCAACTGCAAGGATTTTTGATTGTAGACGTCCGAAACCCCGTTCAAGGCCTTGGGTGCTTTTTCCAATACCTTTTAGACGTTTATCTACTCTTCCTAACGCTTGTCGAGTTTTATCAACGGCGCGGATTTCTACGATTTGTGTTGCCACCTTTTATAGTCTCCTTGCTTTTATCATGTTGTAGTTTAAACCACTCATACCACATCCTGATTTCTAGGACACTGAGTTGCATTACTTCTTCAATGCTTTTGTGCAATGTCTCAGCAATTCGAAACATTAGCTGGAGTTCAGTGTCCTCCTTTAGTTTTTTGCGAGTTCCTCGTATTCAGTAGTTGCATTGTTTAACTCTGCACAAACCTTTAGTAATATACTTGGGTCTGCTTCATTCATTAAAGTGCTTTTGTCCATTCTAGTAAACATTGGTTTTCCATCTGGATCCATTGCTTTTAGAATAAGACTTTCCACTAGTGCTTCTACTGTTTTATTTTGTTGTTGTAAAGCAATAATTTTACTTTCAACAACAAATGGATACGCACCCTTATAATAGATATCTGTTTTCCATTCGGGAACAGTTATCTTTTTTAAGCCACCTGCTAGTCTTTCTTTGAAGTGGCCTGTAATGTTATTCATTACGGTCATAGTTTATATCTCCTTGTTGATATCTCCCTAACGGTAGGCCCTATTATACCATTAGGTGCTTGTTTTGAGTGGCCTTCTTCTAAATGGACAATATAGGGAACACGATTGACAACACTCTTCATCTTGAAGCGTGAGTCTAGGCGCCAACCACGTCTTGCCTGTCCTTTATCTATAGGAGTTTTTCCACGAGCAACTCCTAAAATATCATTTGCCACCCTGGTAATGAAAGAATCTTTTTCTCTTTCAAGACTCCTCATCACCTTACGGGATCCTAGTATCCTAATCGTTAACACAATTACGCCGAACCGATAGCTAGTGCGCCAGTTCCTTGGAAGTTAACAGTTGCCGTAACAAGGTCATCATACGATGCTGTTCTTGATACGGATGTAGTAATAACAGAACCTGTAAACTTCTGTCCTGTTGAACCATCTGGATAAAACTCTANTGATAGAGCNCCATCTTGTGCTGGATCAAAGGCGTTTGTTGNNGTAGAATGAGTTGAATCATATACTACTTCCATTGATCCTGTGAACTGATGTAGTCCACTTTGGTATGTTCTTGCCGCATCGCCCATNACTGTATCTTCAATCACATCTTTTGAATGTTCAACAGTCCAGGAACGAACTTCGGCAACGGTGATAACACCAGCTGAGTCTGAGCTAGTAATATCGACTTTTCCGTTTTCTCCGGTAAATGTAGCCATTTTAGTTCTCCTTTTTAGCTAAATCATCGTCAGAAAATGTCCAGTTGTCTTCCGAACATTCATTATAAGAATGATCAGGTTCATCACAACTAATGCAAGGCTTTTCGTCCTCAGCACTAACTGTTTCTTCGCCTGATAATTTTACTTCATCCTCCGATGTTGTTGAAGTCACTTGGGCATCTGCACTGATTTTATCTTTTTTGCTTTTGCGTTTCCGTGACTTTTTTTCTGGTTTAGGTTGTTCTTGACCAACGATGGTCCANCCCTCACCAAGAAATCGTTCTACACGATCAGGTTGTATACTAACTTGCTGACCGTTGTTATCTATCATTTGTGTATATTTTGTTACACCCATTATACTACTCCTTTGCTAAATGAATAATGCACTTCTGCAACCATCGAAAACTCGCCTAAGGGCGGAGTTCTCTCAACTATTTCAACCGAAGTTACGTGAGTTGTAGCCGCTCTGGCAGTAGCCAATTCTCTATTCCGAGTAGTGTTCAATGCTTCTTCTATGCGTTCAATTAAATTATTTCTTTTTTCGTCTACAGATTGAACAGACCCTTTCCTGCCATCTGAACGCACAAAACCTCTAATATTAATTTCAATAATGCCACGTCTATAACCGCCCATGGCTTGATCTTCTCTTGATTCGTTTCCTGAAGTTACTAATAAGGCAGGGAATTGTGTCATTGCTAGTTTGTCAACATCGAATGGTTCTCGTGTCACAAATACTGGGCGTGGAGGACTCACATCCTTCAAGACATCAATAATGTTTGTTGTTATAGATTCTCTATTCGACATTTACCTTACCTTTTAAGGCGTAGGTAATGCGTAGGTTCTCTTTCGGAGTTGTCAACTGTTCCAGAACTATCTGCATCATACTCTACACCATCTCTTAATACAAGGTCTAATTCTCTCTCGTATTCTTGTCTGTAAAATTCCATTTTTCTTTCAAACAAATCTTGATCTGGCTCAAATTTAGCCAGTTTAGGGTAGATATGGAAACCAAGTGCATTATAACACGTGGCTCGAGTTAGCTGACTTGCTGTGTATAAGTCATCATCTGGTTCACTTGCATTTGTTGTTAATCTTGTGATATCATACTTACCAATCATATAAGTAGGCCACCATCGTATACGCAGGTCGCGAAATACGTCATTCTGTGCTTTAGTTATTTCTGAAGAAAATTCAGGAATACCAAAATCTTGAATGTCTGGTTCATATTCTTGAATGTCTGATATCGTTGCTAGTGTTGGCATATTAGGATACTGTCCTTTTTAATTGCTCGAAGTCCTTCTCCGACCAAGTTTTGTTTATAGTATTATTTATCGTATTGGTGTAATACCAGCTTCATTTACCGGAAAACGGAGTAGTAGATAAAAAAAGGGCGATCCCTATGCGAAAGAACCGCCCTTAATTATAAATTGACCACTAAATCAATTTTAAGTTATACTAACCTTATAGGTTTGCATCACCCATAATACCTACACCGTAGCCGTCGATAATTTCACCAACACCATAAGCACAAGATCCTACAATTTCTGTAGCTCTTAAACTTGCGTCACGTTGTTGTTCAATTTTCGCATTCCACTTCCACATGATACCTAAAGCATCTCTTGAGAAAGCCGCTCCAACATAAGCACCTGCTGAGTCACCTGTTACACAAGATGATTCGAAAATTTGCATTCCTGCAACTGTTCCAACGTATCCTGTTCTTAGGGCTTCGTTTGCAAGGTCCGTATTATTCATTGGTGTGTTACCGTTACCTGCTAACAAACTTTTTAGTTTGAATGCTTGGTAAGGATGAACTACCGCATAATATGGTCCTGGTGCATTGTTGTTTCTTAATGTAGCCGCCGCTGAGAAAAATAAGTCAACGCTAACTTCTGCCGCGCCTGATCCTACAGAATTTGAAAATCCTGAGAAAAGAGCCGCTAAATCATCGTCTACTTTTTTCGCCATTGCGTCACCTAACTGACGTCCGATCGCACTTGCAACATCTTGACTTGCACTTACGTCTGCTAAATCAGTTAATGTTACCATAGCACCAACTTCAGCCGCTGTGATTGTTTTCTCAGTGGTGTTGAATGCTGTTGCTGTCGAGATATCGTCGCCGTCNACTAATGCCGCCGCCGCGATTGCTGGGTAAATTGGAACTTGTGCCACTAGGCCCGGAGTTCCGGTATTATCATAGTTTCTTACAAGAGGTCGAATCACAGTTCCTTCAGAAAGTGTGAATTGAGCCGCCTGAACTATGTCACTATAAAGCTCGGATATTACCGCCGCTTCTACTTCATTTGCCATTTTCAGTCTCCTTTAGCTGTTATAAGCAAGTATCAGTAAACTTAAATGTGTATGCC